ACGGCAACGGAGCTGGCCACCCTTGAGTACGACTGGCGGTCGTGGGCGCGCCCGAAGCAACTCCCGCCGCCCGGCGGATGGCTGACATGGCTGCTCCAGACCGGGCGCGGGTTCGGGAAGTCGCGCGCGGGCGCCGGATGGGTCCACCGCCGGGCGATGGATGGGCCGGGACGGTGGTGCGCGCTCATCGCCAAGACGCCGGCCGATGCGCGGGACGTGATGATCGACGGCCCGGCGGGGCTGCTCCGGAACACGCCGCCGAATGAACGCCCGCTCTTCGAGTCCACGAAGCGGCGCGTCACGTGGCCGAACGGGTCGTGGGGCACGCTCTACTCATCCGAGGAACCGGACCAACTCCGCGGCTTCTCCGGCGACACGGCGTGGCTGGACGAGTTCGGGAAATACTCCAACCCTCGCGAGGTCTGGGATAACCTCCAGTTCGGCATGCGGGAAGCGAGCGCTGACCTGCCCCGCGTCTGTATCACGACGACGCCTCGGCCGATCCCCATCCTCGAGGAGATCGAGGCCAAGCCCAGCACCGTCACGGTCAAGGGGTCCAGCTACGAGAACCGCGCCAACCTCGCGCCGACGTGGTTCACCGAAACGCTCGCAGCCTACGAGGGCACACGCCTCGGCCGGCAGGAGATCCACGGCGAACGGCTGGACGATGTCGAGGGCCGCGTCTATTCGTCGTTCGTCAACCTGCCCTTCCCGGTCGGCAACATCGACGCGAGCGTGCGGGACACGGGCGCCGAGATTTATGTCGGACAGGACTTCAACGTGAACCCGATGGCGTCCGTCATCGCGGTTCGGGTCGTGGACGAGTGCCACATCCTGGACTCGCTCGAGGTGCAGACGTCGAACACCGAGCAGGTGGCGGAGGAGATCACACGGCGCTATCCCGGCCGGCGGATCATTGTCTGCCCCGATCCGGCGGGCAAGCAGCGCCACACGAACGCGCCCGTCGGACAGACGGACTTCACGATCCTCCAGCGGGCGGGCTTCACCGTGCGCGCGCCGAACCAGGCACCGCTTGTGGTGGACCGCGTGAACAACGCGCAGGCGATGTTCGCCAAGGGCGAGCGTCGGCGGGTGCGTATCCACCCACGCGCCAACGCGCTGATCAACGGTCTCAAGAACCTGACGTATAAAGAGGGGACGAGCATCCGCGACAAGGGGTCAGGGTTCGACCACGTGTGCGATGCGCTTGATTATCTTCTCTGGCAAGAGTTCAATGTTCTGGTGAGTCGCACGGCCACCGCCTTCACCCATAGCGTCTAGGGCGACCCTCATGGCTCGATACGCGCGACTGGCCGACCCGCTGGACTCCGCGAACAAGCCCGGTGACGGGCCGCTCCGCGTCGGCGGGAACTCCACGCTCGGGCTGCCCGCGACGGCGGCCAACCTGCCGTCCACGCTGTCGCCCAGCGCGAAGCGTCAGTTGCCGGCGGTCCTGATGCTCCGCGATCTCGTGGAGGGCGCCGAACAGGTGCGCGCGCGCGGGCCGGTCTACCTGCCGCAGTCGCCGGGAGAAGCGCCGAACAACTACAACGATCGGCTCGACCGCTCGGTGTTCTTCGAGTTCATCGGGGACACGATTGAGGGGATGACCGGCATGGTGTTCCGGAAAGACCCGGTGCTCGGTGATGATGTGCCGCCGCAGGTGGTGGAGCAGTGGGAGAACCTCGACAACGCGGGCACGTCGGGCGATGTGCTGATCCGCGAGATATTCCAGGACGCGATCACCGCGGGCCACGCGGCGATTCTGGTCGAGTTCCCCGCGACCCGTGGGCTCCAGTCGCTGCGGGACGAGCAGGGCGACGGGCAGGGCGAGTACCCGATCCGCCCGTACTGGGTGCCGATCAAGAAGGAGAACATCCTGAGCTGGCGCACGTCCGTCGAGCAGGGCGTGACGGTGTTGCGGCAGATCGTGCTGAAGGAGTGCAGTTACGTTCCGGACGGCGCGTATGGCGAGCAGGAGCAGACGCGCTATCGGGTGTTCTACAACGAGGCCGGCGTCGTCGGGTTCACGCTGCTGGAGGTGCTCCAGAGCCGTGTCGTCGTGGAGGTCGATCGCGGGACGTATCCCACGCAGCCGACGATCCCGATTGTGGAGGTCCGGACCTCGGGCCGGCGCGGGCTATTCGACTCGCGCCCGCCGTTGCAGGGGCTGGGCTACCTGAACGTCGCGCATTACCAGCAGTGGAGCGATCAGGCGACGAGCATCCACAAGACGTGCGTCCCCATCTTTGTGCGTATCGGGTTCGAGGCTCCGGTGGACGGGCAGGGGAACCGCGTCACACTCGGGCCGGACTCGGGGCTGGACCTGCCGATCTCCGGCGACGCGAAGTACGTCTCGCACGACGGCGCGTCGTTGGGGTCCGTCAAGGCGTCGATTGACGACCTTGTGGCGCAGATCGCCACGCTGGGGCTGTCGATGCTGGCGTCCGAGAAGCGGGTCGCGGAGACGGCGACGGCCAAGCGGATCGACAAGAGCGCCACGGACTCGGCCCTCGCGGTGACCGCGCGCGGGATGCAGGACGCGGTGGAGCAGGCGCTGCTCATCCACGCCCGGTACTTGAACGTGGACGACGGCGGCTCGGTGGAGATCAACCGGGACTATGAGAACCTGACGCTCGACGCGCAGCAGATCGGGGCGCTCTCGGCGCTGGTCGTGAACGGTCACCTGACAATCGAAACGCTGTGGAAGATGCTGGCCGCGGGGAACGTGTTGCCGGACGACTTCACGCCCGACGATGAGAAAGCGGCGCTCGATGCGGAGGCGGAACTCAAGCGCGTGGAGTCCGACGCCGCGGCGCAGCGGGGGAAGGACGCGCAGGCCGCCAACGACTCGGTGACAATCACGAACCCGGACGGCACGACGCGGGCCTTGATGACGCGCGGCCGGTTCCCGAAGGCGGTCGCATGATCGGGTTCGTCATCGGTGTCTCCGCGGTGCTCGTGCTGCTGGCGCTCGTCGCGCCGGCGACTGCGCGCCACATTGACGCGCTCTACCGTGCGGAGCGGGAGACTCGTGTGTTCCGTTATGTTGTGTTCGATACGCTGACGCAGACCGTGCTCGTGCTGACGACTGACGAGCTGAACGCTTTGAGTGCCCGCCGTCGTGGTGTGCCCACGCCCGACGATGCCGCGGCCGTTGTGGATGCGCTGGTGGGACAGGCGACCGCGTTCGATCCTTCTTCTTCCCTCCCCGAGGTCACGTAGACACCACCTATGCCAAACTCTCTCAGCACCATCCTTGGTTTCGAGGTCGGTCCCGACATGCCGTCCGGCCTTCTCTTCGGCGTCGGTGACGGCATCCTGATGGTCGGCGGCCGATGGGTCAAGGTCGGGCCGCAGACCATCCTCCTCCACGCCTCCGCGACAAACTTCGTGGAGATCGGCGCGGGCGGTGGGCTGGCGGTCAACACCTCGGCGTTCACCACGGGCGCCAACTTCCTCTACGTGGTGACGACGGACGCGACGGGCGTCACGGGCATCCAGGACTGGAAGTACAACCCCACAGTCGGGTCGCCCTCGACCCTCTCGGCCTCGGCCACGGGCGGTGTCGGCTACACCACGGGCGCGGGCGGCGTCGTGACGCAGGGCGCTGGCTCGGGCAAGACAACGGCGTTCACGCTGTCCAAGGTCACGGGCACAATCACCACGGACAACGCCTCGCTGGCCTCGGCCACGTCGGTGAGCGCCACGTGGACGAACACGACCATTGCCATCACCGATACTGTGGTCATCAACCACGTCTCGGGCGGTACGGCGGGGGCGTACACCTTCACTGTCGCGCCGGGCGCAGGGACGGCGGTCCTGACGATCCGGAACATCTTGCCGGCCACGGCCGAGGCGGCGGCGCTCGTGCTCCAGTACAACGTCATCAAGGGCGCGGCGGCATAACGGCCCGATGGCAACGGCTTCGATGAACTGCCAGCTCCGGATCCCGAACCAGTCGCACCTGTTCGGGCAGATCGAGCAGAACGCGGCTCACGCGACACGCATGGCCGTGTACCAGACGGCGATCACCTCGCGGACGCTGGCGATCTGCGGCGCGGGGCCGTCGTTGGCGCACCAGCCGGTG